TGGTCAATCCGCATCTCGCCATTAATTATTCTGTTTCTAAAACCCATGCTGTTGGGAGGCGAAGCCACGCCGTACAGGACCGCGCTGGAACCGCCAGCGGCATCCACAATGCTATTCACTTTAAGCTGCGACATTTGCAGTTTCCTTTCGTTTTTGATGCCACTGTTTGATTGCTGCGCTACGTGCAGCTTTTTCCTCAACAGACTGAACTCTACCTGTGCGCGATGCCGACATTTTCGCTTTGGTCTCTTCCGAAACCACACGACTCCTGTTCAGCGCGGCAATCTCAGCGCCTCGTTTCTTTTGTGCTTGGCTCATTTTTGCTCGGCACTCCAGAGTCAGCTTCTTCCCCTTATTCGGGGAGTGGTACACATACTTGCCCCACCGACCGCCAGCCTCAAGGTTGTAACCGTTTGGGGCGGTGCAGCCAAGAACGCCAATCCAGAACTTCTCAAAGAAATCAAGCTGCATGCCGGTCAACTCACCTTCAATGACGGCGGTGTATTCAAAGTTTTCAAAGCCGTGCTTCTTGTACGCATCCTTCATGGCGTGGCCGTGCCCGTGGCGTGAATGCTTGGTGATGGTCTGCCCAACGTACTGCTTGCCGTTGATGCGGTTTGTCACCATGTAAACACGGCCAAAGCTCATTTCACTGCCTCCAGTTGTTCGGGTGTTGGTTTTGGAAACACTGGGTGGTCCCATGCCGCGATGTAATCGCCACGGCCATCGCTGTCGTTTTGCAAGCGGATGACGGTCATGAAGTCACGGTCTGTGAGTTCAGGGTACAGGGCTTTGATTTTGTCGTACAAGGTCATGTTGCGCTCCGAATCAGTGCGCCACTAAAATAAGTAGCAGATATTCCACTGTTTGCAGCAAACGCGGAGGCGCAATAGCAGTAAATTTCAACATAATCGGTAGAGCCGTTTAGATAAATAACGGTCGATACTGTGGCCCCAAAAGTTGATGGAGAAATTCCACCCAAATCTCCGCCAGTCTTAAAGATGGCGCCATTTTTATAAATGGAGATAAGGTTTCTAGAGCTCGCACTTCCCGACAAATCTACCTTTGCTGAAATTTGATAATACCCTGCAACTTGCGGACTGAACCTATAGTTTGTCACGCTGTCGTATGCAGAATTTGTATCAAACTCTTCTGTGTCAAAAGTAATTTTTGTATATGTGTTCCCAGTTAATGACTGGTTTGCCCCGCTTTTGTAAGCACTAAACGCAGGCCCGTTCACCGGCACACCCGCAGTTGCAGTGGTCAGGATCGTGCCCGATGCGTCAGGCAAGCTCAGTGTTCGGTCAGTGTTGCTGTTTGGGCTGGCAATGGTGAACGTGCCAGTTCCGCTGGCGTTGCCGATGAGTGCTACTTTTGACATTTATTTTCCTTCCAGTGCCGCGACTCGGGCGGCTTCAGCTTCTTGGTCTTGCAACCATTGCGAGTGTGTAGCCTGTGCAGCAGCAACTTCTTCGGGTGTCATGTCGCGCTCAGTCACTTCACCGGTTTGGCAGTTTGATTCAATGATTTTCATGGCTTACTCGTACAAGATGTTGATGGAACCAGCGTCAAAGGTGTCAGTGCCGTTGACTGTGGTGATGCGTACTCGGTCGAGTGTGCCGGACAAAGTTTTATCGCCACCGCCACAAGAAGCGCCTCCGGGGGATGTTTTTATGGAATGACTTTCCACCCACAAATTTCCAGAACATTGCGTCAAAACAATATGTCCTGATCTGACATCACTACTGGCACCGGCTCCAAAAACAAAACCATTTGTTGCGGTTGATATGATTGGTGTACCCGCAATAACGGTGCCAGATGTAGAAAGATAACCCGACGAATCAACACTGCCAGAACCGATTTGAATAATGGTGAACGAAGTTCCACTTGTACTCACCCCCGCTACCATCACCGTGACGCGCTTAACCCACGATGGGATGCCGGTAAAGTCAATCGAAGTGCCGGAGGTGGAAGTGACCGCTGTGCCAGAGATTAATGGGTAGAGGCTTGTTGTGATCCCGTTTGACAGCACTGGACCAGAAGACTCCAAGTCCGGCGTGGTAATTCCGTTTGTTCCATCCAAAACTATTGGCATATTCTTCTCCGATCAGAGGACTACCCAGCGTGAGCCGCTGGAAATTGTTACAGTCACGCCCGAGTTTATTGAAACAGGGCCTGTTGACATAGCATTTTTGCTCGCGGGGATCGTGTAGTTGGATGACACCGTTTGGTCGTTTTCAATAAAAACAGCATCACTGCCGCCACCAGTTGCGCCGCCACCAACACTGCCCCAGGCGCTGCCATTGTAGATTTCTGGCTTGCCAAGCGTGCTGTTAAATCGCAAGTATCCAGCCGCCGGAGTTCCATCTCGCTCACCAGTGGTGCCAGCTGGCAATTTGGCCGCTCCAGTATTGCTTGTCTTTTCAACTACCAGCGCCGGATCAACAGACACAAAGCCCCATGCCGATCCGCTGTAAACCTTCATCCTGTTTGACACGGTGTTGAAGTACAGGTCGCCAGCACTCAGTGCATTGCCATCGTTGTCCAGTGTTGGGTCCGAACTAAACGCGCCGAGGTAGGTGTCGGTGAACGCATCGAGCGCGGCCTCTGCGGCAGCCTGTGCTGTCTGGGCGGCCGTTGCAGATCCTGCTGCGGCGGTTGCGCTGGTGGCAGCATTGCTGGCCTGCGTTGTCGCTGTGCTGGCGCTGTTGGCCGCATTGGTGGCCGATGTCGCAGCGTTGCTTGCCTGAGTGGTGGCAGTGCTGGCCGAGTTGCTGGCGCTGGTCGCGCTGCCAGCTGCAGCCGTTGCGCTGTTGCTGGCGTTGGTGGCGCTGGTCGCAGCGGCAGTGGCTGAGTTGCTGGCGTTTGTCGCAGCAGTGCTGGCAGTCGATGCCGAGCCAGAGGCAGCGGTCGCAGACGAAGCAGCGTTGGTCGCAGATGTCGAGGCATTGGTCGCCGATGTCGAGGCAGCAGACGCGCTCGAGGCGGCGTTTGTGGCCGATGTGCTGGCTGCAGAGGCCGAGCCTGCAGCAGCCGTGGCGCTCGAGGCAGCAGCGGTAGCCGATGCGCCCGCGCTGGCGTTGTCCACCAGCAGATCCCACTTGGCGCTGTCTGCGTTTGTGCTGATCGGCTGCGAGCCGCTTGAGGTGTGCGAGGTGTTGGCGTAGTAGACGTTGCCGTTGCTGGTGTCCTTGACGATGTCGCGCTTGTTGTACGCAGTGCCAGAGGCCCAGTTGCCACGGTTGTCACCGATCACTTCGCCAGTGGTCGGGTCGCCGTTTGAGTCAAACGCCAGCGTCTTGTTGGCCCGCACGCTTGCGCGGGGCAGCGTCATGTTGATGTTGGTCGGGTCGGTCTGCGGTGCCTGCAGAGCGCGGACAACGGCCTCGGCGTTTTGCTGGGCAAAGATGGTCAGGCTGTCCAGCTCGTTGTTGACGGTGTTGGCGAAGAAGTCGCCGCCGGTCACGAAGTCGCTGGTGCGCTGGATCGCACGCGAGCCGACAATGGCGATCTGGGTCGCGCCGGTCGGCGATGCCGTCAGCGTGATCGAGCCAGTGCCGTTGGCCGCGATTGTCACGGTGTAGTCCGTGGTCAACGTCAGCAGCGCATCGTCCTTGTAGACGGCCACATCGGTGTTGACCAGGATCTCAAACGTGAACGCATAAGGGCCGACACCGGAGGCGGCGTAAACAACCCTGCGGGGCACGTTGGAAATTGCGTAATCAGCCATGATTCATTCCTTGCTGTTGGGGATTGTACGAACTTAGTCGGGTTTGTAATAGAGGCCCTGGGCCTTGCGTGCCTCGTCCAGGTCGCCGATCTTCATGCTCAGATCTGGGAACTCAGCCAGCAGCTGATTGCGGGCCAGCTCCATGTACTGAGAGTGAATGCGCTGGGTCATCTTCTGCTGATCGTCCAGGTTCAGCATGTCAAAGCCTGGGCCTTTCATCATTGACAGCAGCGCGTCCTTGGCGTTGAGTTCCTTTCCGTAGATGGTCAGCAGCCGGTTGTACTGCACGCTGTCCATCTCGATGCCCTTGATCTTCTTCTCGGGCATACCGACAGGCGAACCCATGCGCACCAGCAGGTCGTCCACCTCAGAGAACTGATCGCGGGTCACACGGGTGGGCAGCACCATCTCGTAGACCTTGCCCTGGCCCTGCTTGACCTCGTCGCCCCACAGGTTCAGCTGCGCAGGCAGCGACTCGTTGAAGTAGGGCAGACGCGACTTGTAGCGGTTGAACGACTCGACAAAGCCACGCACGCCCATGGGCAGGTCTGGCGTTGCGCGGGTGTCGCTGGCGTTGGGGTTGCCCAGGCGCTCGATGCTGGCCACCAGCGAGCTGTAGGCCCCTGCGGGCGAGCCGCCGATGATGAAGCCGCCAGCCATCTTGGTCAGGCCGTCCACGATCTTCTTGCCGTCCACTTCACCCATCTGGTTTGAGCCGATCAGGCGCGAGATCTCGGCGATGCCCTGCAGGTAGGGTTGCTCCTTGAGGTATTCGTAGAGGCCATAAGTCGCGCCCAGGAACACCTCCTCGATCTTGTCGGCATCGGGTTCATGCTGGGCGTACTCTGAGTAATCGGCGGCGATGGCCATCAGGGCAGACATCGGCTCGAGGCCGGTGTATGAGTACCAGCTGTCGCCCACTTTGATGCTGTACGGTTGCCAGCCGGTGCGCATCAGCGCCTCGCGGTCGGCCTTGCGGGCAGGGCCACGGCCAGTAATCCTACCCTCGGCAGAGGCAGCGGCAAAGGTCGCCAGGATGCCCGACCCCAGCGTGACCTTGGCCAGGGCCATGTCGCGGTAGACGCCACCCTTGGCGATCTCCTCGCGCCACTGCGATGACAGCGGAGCAAATGGGGTGCGCTCAATCGCGTTCAGGCCGATGTTGGCCGGGGTCTTGAAGAACGGCACCACCACCTTAAGGGCAGGGTGGTTGAAGACCTTCTGCAGGTTCGCCAGGGCAGGGGGCAGCTCGCTGGTGAATGTGCCCTTCTGTGCGAACTGAAGCGCCTGCTGGTCGAGGTCGCCGGGCGGGTTGGCGAACAGGTCTGCAGCTTCAAGCTCGGCCTTGGCCAGCGCAGCGGGTTCGTCCAGGCCAGCCTCAATGCCCTCGCGGTAAACGGTCTTGGCGCGGCGCGTGATCTGGGTGTTCAGCTCCATGCGGTACAGCACGCCCTTGAAGAACTCGTCCTCACTCATCAAAGCGCGGCCTGGCAGGGTGATCGCGGTGCCGTAGTAGTCCAGGGCCTTGCCCAGCCAGGTGTCCTGGCCTTGGCCTGTCATGGCCTGCAGCGTGGCTCCCATGCTCTCCTGGCCACCGCGCTGCATCTCGACCTTGCTCATCAGGTCGTTGGGCATGTCGGTCTTCCAGGCTTTCGCCGCGAGCTGCAGGCCTTCGGTCAGGCCGTTGCGCAGCGACTGCGTCATGGTCAGCGCCTCGTCAAAGCCGATCTTCTCGGCTTCTGTGCCTGGCACCAAAGCACGCCACGAACGCACGCCTGGCGGCAGCATGTTGCTGTACAGCGAGGCGATCATGCGCTCGGGGATCTGGTACAGGCCGAAAAACGCGTTGCCAACGATGTTCTTGGCGTGCGACACAGACGAGGACAGCAGGCCGTTGATGTAGGTCGTGAACCAGATGTCCTTGACGCCAGACATCATGGACTTCTCGACCATGGCGTTCTTGGCGGCGCGGGTCTCGAGCGACAGGTAGGACTTGGCCATATCCTGCAGCGCGGCGTCACCACCGAAGTCGTCCAGCACCTGGCGCACAGCGGCAGCGTTGCCATCGCGGGGGATGCGGAAAACGGCCAGCGCACGGGCGGTCTCGGTCTGCATGCCCTTGACGCCCTTTTGAATCAGGCCATGGAAGGCGATCTGCTGGCGCAGCTTGAGCTTGTCCACATCGGTGGCCGTGCCGCTGTTGACCAGCTTGAACAGGGTGTCGAGTTCGTTGGCGCTGGACTCCAACACCTCGAGCGCCTTGTAGGTCTCGACAGCGTTGGCCATCATCTTGCCGTCATTGCCCACCAGGCGAGACAGGAAGTTCTCGCTGATGCCGTTCTCTGCGGCCTTGGCCTTGATCTCGTCAAAGGTCACAGCCTTTGTCTTGATGTTCAGCGCATCGGCCACACCGCCGACCACAGCGGCGGCGTCTTCGGTCTGGTAGCGCGACAGGTTGAACGGCTCGTCTGGCACGCCTCCGGGTTTACCCTGAGTGACGCCAAAAGTCTGGCGGCGAGTGACTGCAGCGCCGACCTGGTCTGTCAGCATTTGGTCAGCTTCTGGGATGATCTTGAAGCGGCCAGCCTTGACAGCGTCAGGCAGCTCGCCGTCGATGGCGCGGGCGGCATCGGGCACCAGGGTGCGCTCGGCCTTGGCTGCGCCCCTGGTCACCAGCTTGCGGATCGCAGCGTCAACAGGGCCAGCCACTTGCACGCCGTCTGCCATGCTGGGCGTGCCAGGCTCGGACTCCATCGGGGGGGCAGCTGGGAGCGTGTCCTCTGCGGGCATCGGCTCCAGTTCGGATGCGCTGATCGGCGCGGCGGCTGGTTCGGCCTGCGGCAAGATGCCTGCGAGGCGCTGGTCGAGGGAAGGGATGGCCATCAGTTCGCTCCTTGATTAGGAGCCTGACGGCCCCGTTTTACTGTTGCCGGATTTCCGGTGGCAGGCTGGACTCGTCCAGATCCGCTGGCGCTCCCTCCGGGTACGCCAGCCCCAGGTAGTTCTCCCGTGTTACCGGAAGGTTGAACTTTTTGAGGAGACCCAGGACGTAGTCCGGATCGCTCCCACTCGGGGGCGTCGATGCCTCCTGCTGCTCTGAGTACTTCATTTCGCGCCTCGTCAAGTGAAAGTTTGCCCTTGCGATATTGTAGCCAGATGTTGTCGATTTGCTCGACGTTCTTGGCCTGGCTCTTGAACGTGTCGGGGTACAGACCGCGCACAGCTTCCCAGGTGATCGACTGCATCTCGCGGGGCAGGATGCCGCGCTCTTGAGCCGCTCTGCGGTAGGCCTCTGCATATAGGCCATAAGTGCCCTGCACGCCAGTAATCGAGCTGTTCTTAGGGCCAACCTCGCCCAGCATGCCGGAGCCGAAGTTGTGCATCACCTCGCGGCTGTTGCCCGACAGCGGGCGCAACAGGCCAGCGGCCACCGCATGGGTGTCGATGGTCACATGGCCAGCCGGGTCGCCAGGCGCGTAGATGTTGTTGTAGAAATTGCGCACCTTGTGCTGCTGGCCAAGGTTGCGACTGATGGTCTGCACGCTCGGGTCTTGGAAAATGACCACGGCTTTGCCGATCTCGTTGAGAGAACCCCAGCCGGTCTGGGTCGGAGTCTTGCCGTCCTTGTTTGTGCGCACGCCAACGAAGTCACCCTCGGGACTCACAATCTGGTGCTCGCGTGGGTTCTTGGCCTGGTCGTAGGTGCGCAGCCACATGGCCTTGAGGCCTGGGTCTTGGATCTCGGCCAGGGTTTTGCCACGGATCGCATCGACCATTGGGGCGTATTGCGGCTTGCTCCAGATGATCTTGCCGATCTCGTCCATGCTCGAATCCCAACGGGCCGATTGCTGTTTGGACATGATGTCAAGGACACGCTGGCCCAGCGACACGTTCATGAACCAGTCCTTCTGCGGCGACAGCACAGCCATCACGCCAGCCACGGCCTGGTCGGGCACACCGTACTCAGCAGCGAAGTTGTCGGTGATCTTGCGAGCGCCGTCATACCAGAGTTTGCTGCGCTGGCGCGTAGCCTCTGGCACCTGGTCATGCAAGAAAATCAGGTTGTCTTTGACGCCCTCGATAAAGTCTTCGGCCTGGCGCTCTGGGTTGCGAGCCTTGGACGCAAAGTTGGGGTATTGCTTGATCAGGCCCACGTTGTGGTTGAACGCCTCGGGGTCGCGTTTGGTTGCTTGCAGGTCGATCACCAGCTTGCTGGCCAGCGGGTCTTCTGTGGCCTTGACAGCGGTCGGCAGGCGAGTAGAGACCACGCCAGGACCTGGCTGCACTGCGTACATCGGCTTTGCCGATTGCGGCACCACTTTGGCCAACGGGCCGGTGCCTTCAATGATGGCGCGGTTCAGCTGCCTGCCAGTTTCTTTGACAAGTGTTTTGCCAGCCAAACCAGCGCCCTTGCCCAAGCCAGAAACGTCAGCCCCCAAAAACAGAGTGTCGGCCAGCTGTTCCTTGCGGCCAGTCTTTACCATGGGCACGTTGGTCATCTCAGGGATGCGCATCGGCGCGTTGCCGTAGGCCCACTCCTCGAGTTCCTCTGGCGACTTGCCCAGCAACAGATCACCCACGCCCATGCCGCCCAACAAAGGCACGAAGTTTTTGATCTCGTACTGATTGGCCAGGTCACGCACGCCGCGCACGAAGTCAGCCACGCTACCCATCGCCGGGTTGCGCGGTGTTGGTTTGATCTCACCCATGCCACCACCAGCGTCAGACACCGTCTGCGAGGGGCCAGCAGCCAGCTGCATGCCGTCCACACCCTCTGGCGCGGCCATTGCCGACTCTTCGGGCGTGAAGGTCGGGAACTCCCGCTCGGTCAACGCCGAGAGATAACGGTCTTCGATTGGGCTTAATGCCATGCTCAGTTCCCTTCTGCTTGTTCCAACAGCGTGCGAATGCGTTTCAGCTCGTTCATCTTGACCTTGTCTGTGCCAGCCTTGCGCTCGAGCGCGGGCAGGCTGTCACGGGTGATCGAGCCGTTGATCCAGTCCTTCTTGGCGTAGGCATCCAGCTGCGTGCGGGCCTGCTTCGCGCCTTCGCTGTTGCGCTTGACCTCGATCTGCTTGGTCAGCTCCTGCAGCACCTGGCGTGGCGACAGGATCTTGCCTTCAGCCGCAGCCTCGGCGCGGATCTGCTCGGCGTCTGCAGACAGCTTCTGGCGGCGCTGGAACTCCACGCCCTTGGGGTCAATAACCACCACCTGGCCGGGCACCACAGGGATGCCAGCCAGCTGCGAGATGCCGCGATCAAGCTCGCTCTGGTCGCGGCGGTCTTCGCTCACCAGCTTGCCCAGCAGCGACACACCCTGCTTTCCTGTCAGGCCCTTGCCGATCCGCGCATAGATCTGGCTGGGGTCAGTGATCGTGCCGTTGTAAATCCCGGCCATGATGTTCAACTCGACCATTGGGTCGCCCGCGCCCTCTTTGTCAGGAGTCAGCAAGCTGCTCATCACCGACATAGGCACAGCGGTCGGGTTGCTGTTTGAAATGGCCGTGAGCTGCAGCACCAGCTGCTTGCGCTTGGGGCTGCTGTCAGGCAGGGCCACCGCCTGGTTGTACAGCGGCACGAACTCCTTGAGCGCGGCTTGCTTCTGGTCTTCCAGCATGGCCTTCTCGGCTGAGTCGCGCTGGTTGATGGCCACCATGTAGTTGGCAATGACCTTGCTCTTGTCGTCCTGGGGCATTGTCATGAACACGCCAGACATGCGGCCCAGGTCGCCCTTCATCAGCTTCTGCAGGCCCATCACAGGGTCGGCCATGTAGTCGTCGCCCAGGGCCACCTTGGTGGCTGCATTGACTTTGGCCTCGGCCACTGCCTTATCGAACTTGCCCAGGTACTGGTTGGCCATCTGCAGGCCACCAGCTGCGAAAGCGGCGTCCGACACGTTCTTGCGGTAGACATCGAGTATCGGCTCGATGGGCTGCTCTTTGCCGTCTGCGTCAACGTAAAAGCCCTTCGCCAGGTCAGGCTCCACCAGCTTGATGCTGTTGGTGAAGTTGCTCTCGAGCAGCAGGGCCTGCTTTTCCTTGGTGCGCTTTTGCTCGGTCTTGTAGGCCTCTGCCATCACCGTGTTGGCGTAAACGCCCATGGACGCCTTGAACTTCAGCGCGGCATCAGGGTCGACCTGGGCCAACGACTGGCTGAAGCCACGGGTCATGGTGTTCAGCTTCTCCGCTGCCGACTGGCTGGTCGCTGTGCCGTTCTCAACGTCCGACAGGATCTTGACCACTTCGGCCTTTGCCTCGGTGTCAAACGCGCTGGCCAGCTCAAAGCTGCGAGCCTTGCGCACAGCGGCGTCATAGAGGTTGAGCGTGCTGCCACCAACACCCAGCTGGCTCATGTCGCCGTTCTTGGCCATCTCGAGCTGATCAGGCGTCAGCGGGTTGCTGGCCACATCCTCGAGAGCGGCCTGCTGCGACAGCTGGCCAGACATCGTGAAGGCGCTCTGGCTCATGCGGTCGATCATCTGCGCCAGCTGGTTGGCACCTTGCGCCTGGACGTTGGCCGCTTGCATAAAGTCAACCTGGCGCGGCGTGACCTGCTGCATCGGCACACCGCCCACGCCGCGCATCTGCACCCGACCCGATTCGATTCGCTGTGTTGCCATGGTCTTACCTTATCTTCACGGTTCTGAGTGCTGTGATCGCAGCGTCACTGAGTTTTGCGTTGGACAGCAGGCCAGCGTTCCTGACGGCAGAAGAGCCTGCCAGCTCCATCTGCTGCGCCCCACTCTTGGCTGCGTACATGTCCATGATGTTTTGGATCTGGCTGGACTCCAGCATGGCGCTCGCGTCCTCAAAACCAAAGACTCGAGCCGACAGCGCATTGAAGTCGGCCATCTGCACATCGCTCATGGTCGCCGCAGTGTTCTCACGCTGGATAGCTTCAATGGAGCCAGAACCCAGCTGCACACCGTTGGCCGCTGCACGCGCACGCGCAGCCGCATTGGTCGAGCGCAGATTGCGCAGCAGCTGGTTGCCAGCAATCTTGTAGTTGGTGGCCTCGATCTCTGCGCGTTTGAGCGTGCGACCGGCCTGGACGGCGGCGTACTGCTCGGAGTAGTCGGCACGAACCTCGGAGATGGCCAGGTTGTTGCGGGCCTGCAGGAGCGCACCAGTTTGCTGATTGATCGCCGCCGCCTCTCCAAGCTGGCCAGCTGCGTATGCGCCCAGGATCGCTGCGCCAGCTGTGGCGTACCCTGCGGCTGCTGCACCCGAAGAGGCTGGTGGTGTTGATGCTGGCGCTGTTGCCATGATTAAGTCCCAGAGTGAACTGCTACCCGGTAATCAAGCCCGAGCAGATTCATTTTAAGAGGCAAATTTTGGCTCACCTCAATGGCCTGTTCGCGGCTGTAACCCAGCACGCCGTTGACGCGCTTGATGCCCGTGAACTCAGGCTCTGGCAGGTCAAGCATCGGGTTGTCGAAAAGCCTGAACGCCACGGGCTGGTTGTTGATCAGCATGTGCTGGGTGTCATTGACCACAGCGTTGATCTCAACAATCCGCTTCTTCAGGCTCAGACGCGAGCCAGTCTGCAGCTTGAGTTCCACCGGCATCGTCTTGACGAACACGTTGATGGGCAGGCCCACCTCGTAGCTGGTCACGGCCTCGCGGTCGAATGTCACAGCGCCGCCCGCGCTCACTGTCTCATTGGACTGTGGCACGCCGTCACAGATGACGTTGAGCGACTTGCCAATGTGCGGCAGTCCAGAGCCAACGCCGCCAGCAGACCCGCCAACGAAGGCGCAGTCGGTGAAGTAGTCGAAGCCAAACAGCTCCACGAAGTAGCGGATTGTGCCGTTGAATGTGCGCTTGGTCACCGCATAGATGCTGTTGACATCCACGCCAACGTCGATGAACTGGCCATCGGTGGTGAACTCTGACGGGCTGGTGATGCTCTGCGCACGCATCATGCTGAACACAGCCATGCTGCCGTCATCAGTGTTGGTCATCAGCAGCAGGTCAGCTTCTTCGGTGTTGGATGCCTTGCGCAGGGCCACACGCTGCGGGTTCTTCATCAAGTGGCCAGACAGCAGCGAGATGCGCTGCGTGATGTAGGTGGCCTGCGTGTCGGTGAAGACAAACTCGTTGAGCGACTTGCCTTGGCGCTGAATGTAGACAGAACCAGACTCCACAGATTGCACGCGAGTTCCCGGCTTGATGCCGTTGCGGCTCACGTTCTTGAAGGTGAAGGTCAGGGGTGTGATCGGGTCGGTGCCAGACTGCGGCACGAAGAACTCGCCGCCCGTTGTGAACACCTGGAAGTCGCGGGCACTGATGATGTCCGTGATGATGTTCAGCTCGTTGGTGTCCAGCGTTGCCTCGACAGCGTCATCGTCCAGAGACTCGCTTGGCACGAAGTCAAAGAACAGACCGATCTTGCTTCCCCAGATGGTGGACGGGCGCGACTTGGAGCCGCCAAAGTACAGGCGACCCTCATGGAATGTCACGCTGCGCGGCCAGCCCTTGGTGCTAGACCAGGCGTTCTCGTAGCCAGACTCAACCTCCCAGCTGCCCTGCGGGATGTTGCTTGTGTTGAAGAATGGGTACTCTGTGATCGCTCGCACAGATGTCGCAGAGTCAACGGCCACGATCTTTGCTCGGCCCTGGGGCGATGCGTTGATGTACTGCCCGACATAAGTCGAATTGAATATGGCGTTTTGCGCTGTCAGCGTGACGTTGCCAGACACAGCGCTGGGCGTCAGGTGACCAACAGCGGGGGTGGTGATCGTCAACGTGAAGGCGTACTGCGGGATGCTGTCGAACGTGATCGTGGTGGCCGTCCAGGCAGAGTCTGTGGTGCGTGTGATGCGCAGCGGCTGCAGGTCTGGATGCACGACAATCAGCGTGTCGGCTGACTGCGTCCAGCACATGTCGTCCACCATGTCGCTGGTCAGGCTGGCGATGGCCAGGTAGTTGTTGCCAGAGCCGTTGATGTTGGCCACCACAGCGCCGTTCTTGATGACGTACATGCGCTGATGCGTGAAGCACAGCATGTAGCTGTCGGTCACCGAGAACTGGAAGGACACCAGGCGCACGCCGTTGCCCGCGCTTGGGGTACTGCTGTTGGGCAGCTCGAGGATGTGCTTGGTGCCTGGGCGGCGGCGCAGGCCACCCTGGGGCTGGATCAGGACGTTGGTCGCCTTGGCCAGCGCGTTGTTGTACTGGTCGAGGTCAACACGCGAACGCAGCAGCGGGTCGAGTTCGCCCGTGCTGAAGTTGGTCATGATGCTGGTGAACCGAGCCATCGTCAGTTCCTCACAGCGATCAGGCTGTAGTCTTCGATGACACGGGTCGGCTGGCCTTGGCCGTCGATGTTGGCAGCTGTGCGGAAGTAGCCGCCGCGACCGTTCTCGTTTGCGCCACCGACAGCGATGCCTTGCCAGTATTGGGCCTTGTCCATCTGTTCGGTGATGGGCATGGCCAAGTGCCATGACATGTGGTACTTGAGCAGCTGCACGAAGTACTGCGGCATGGCGAATTCGGGGGTCTGGTACTGATAGTCGATGAAGACTTCGTCCAGGTTGGTCAGCAGCTTGTCGCCCTGAATCTCCCAATCCTTCTGGACTGGCGAGCCGGGGTTGGCGCGGTTGTACACAGCGCGGGGGTTACCAAGACGGTCACCAGGCAGCTGGTACTCATACCGCCACACAGAGCCTGGGATAGTCACCAGGCGGGCCAGCTTGACCTTTTTAAGCGTAAAGCTCCAGGGGTACTGAACCAGCAGGGCGTCACGGATGTCGGGGTACAGACGGTCGCAGGTGCTGGACTCGTCTGTGCCATCGTTGAACGATGAGATGGCCTTTGCGCCCAGCATGATGAGCGCATCAGAGCAGATTGAAATTCCAGTATCACCAGCAGCCATTTGAACCTCTCAATGTGAGAAGGGCCAGCCTCCGAGAATCCCCAGAAGCTGGCCCATCCTGTTGACTACCGATTAGTCGGAGTCGGTTGCAGTCACAGTCAGACCATCCGTCACGTCAACAACGGTGCCGCTGTTGGCGTTCACGTACACGATGGACATGGCAGGAGTGCCGCCAGTCGAGGTGTAGCAGAAGATGATATCGCCGACTTTGAGCAAAGCAGCCACAGAGTTGAAATACCCTGCGGTGTTCACATCGCCGATGGCGTCAGCTGTGCTGTAGGTGTACATCGAAGGGGCATTGCCCGCTTTGGATGCGCCGATGGTGGAAAAGCCAGTGCTAGAAAATGCCATGATGGTTCTCCTTATCAGGCCTCGCGGCAGGTGATCGAGACGATGCCTTCGGCGTCGATGGCGATGGCGCCAGCGCTGAAGACTTCGTTGACCAGCCAGCTGGTCTTCTCGGGGATGTAGTTGATCTCGGTGCGCATGCCGATGCCTTCACCGTAGCCAATGGCTTGCGAGTGGAAGGCGAAGCAGGTGCGGTCGTTCGAGCCGTCGATGGCCAGGCCACCTTCAGTGCGATCACCCAAGACGTGGAACTGGAAGCCCAGGAACGTGTTGATCTCGCCCTGCACCAACGCCTTGACGGTGTTGAAGTCAGACGAAGTCACAGCGGTCTCGGACAGCAGCGAGGAGATGCCGTTGGCGTGGACGATGATGTGACGGCCATCAAATGGCACGTTGTTCTTGTCCAGCAAACGCTTGGCTTCACGCAGCTTGGCCACGTTCAGGTTGGTCGTCGCACCGCCGATGCTGTTGGCAACGGTCAGGCTGGTGCCGGAAGCGGCGAGCGCGTCCAAGATCAGCTGGTCTTGACGGCGGCCCATCGCGGCGGCAACCACTTGCACCAGTTCCTGGCGCTCGTCAAAGTTGACCTTGGCCTGGCTGAAGATGTCGCTGTACTCAGCGGCGTTCCAGTCGGACAGGTTCAACGTGACGGTGTTGAAGCCCACGTTCAGGGGAGTCACATCGGTTTGAGCGATGCGAGGAGTGGCAACGCCACGGCCCACTTTGGGGAATTTGACGGTTGCACCTTCGACACCTCGACGCGCACGCACAGCGCCTACCAGTTGGGCTTTGCCCTGGTAAGCCTGTTTGACTTCAGCGTCGAAGAGCGTCACAAAGGCGTTGGAGAGAGAAACGCTCATTTGATTACCTCATTCGGTTGATTGAAAAAACAGGTTTATCGCTGCGGTGAGCCAGTTGCCTGGGCCGTTAGCTTGCTGTTTGCGTCAGCCACTCGTCAGCATCCGCTGCGGTCAGGGTCGGTTGCCCGATATGCCTTGGCCAGATTGTAGGGGAGTTTGTACAAAACGCAACCGGGTGGCATTTGGACAAAAAAATGCCCCACCGAAGTGGGGCAAAGGTCGGCTTCCCAACCCTCTGGAGAAAACTCAGCGGATCGTCGCGCTGAACAGCTTTTCCACCTTCTGGCGATAGGCTGCGTCAGTTTTGTAGCGGGGGTCGGCCACCATCTGGTAGAGGTCGTCCTTGCTTGGCGCGTTCTCATTGGGTGTGGTCTCGATTGGGATGCGGCCCTCGTAGGACTCGCGCACCTTCATCAGCGCACGCAGGCCGTTGGCTGTGCCGCCCATCACCTTGAACTCCTCAAAGTCATCAGCGCCCCAGATGCCTTTTTGAACCAGGCCACGCGCCCAGTTCACCATCCCGTCCACCACGGCATTGCCGTTGGGTCCGAGCTTCTTCATCTCTTCGGCGGGGTCAATCGCCTGACTGGCCATGACATCCTCGGCCTGCGAGCGGATCTTGCTGGCCAGGTCATCGAACTGAGCCTGAGACAGGCCGTTCTCAGCCGCCCAGCTCACCAGGGTGTTGGCGATGGGATGCTCTTCGGCGGTCGCACCAAACGAGGTGGTGTCGTACTTGCCGCCCTCGGGGGCCTTGTGCTTGCCCTGCGAGATGGTCTTGCGCAGGTCCGACCAGCTCTTGGCCAGGCCCTCGTAGTTGGCCTCGCCCTTCTCGTTGTCCCAGAAGTTGTCGGGCAAGTAGTCGGGTTTGGCTTTGGCCGTGCCAGGGATGTCGCCGGGCGCGGCGGTGGTGGTTGATGGCCCGGCCTTGTGGTCGATTTCCGCAGCTTGCGGGTTGGTAGTGGTCGTGTCGTCAGCGGCACTCACATTGTCCAGTAGGCCAGTGCTGCCACCGGGCTGGTCTTGTGTGTCTGTCATAGCTTCCTTGCTTGGTTGATGCGTGCCTCGATTTCCCGAACCACGGTTCTCTGCCCTTCGGCAAAGAACGCATGGGACGGGTCAGTGCCCGGCACAGCGATGGGCACATTCACATAGACATCACGCAGCCACTGCAGCAACTTCTGGCCGTCCTCAGTGCTGAACACCCGAAGGTTCAGCCGGGCCAGGTCATCGCGCTGCTGGTTGGCCTCGCGGATGTCGGCGGGTTTGCCGATGGCTTCCAACTCGTCCCAGCTCATGCCATGGCCCCTTCAGGCGGCATTGCGCCAGCTTGCATGGCCTGGGCTTGCGCCATGGCCATCGTGGCTTGCTGGGCCTGCATCTCCTCCATCAGGACGGCACGCTCGGCCTGGGTGTTGCGCACAGCGGCTGGCACGCCCAGCTTGTCGCCGATGAAGTCCACAGCCGCATCGGTCTTGATGGCCAGCTGGCCGTCAGTGCCGAAGCCTCCGGAGTTCATGAGCTGCATGTACTGCATGATCGCGTTGACCTCTTCCATGTTCTGGGCCATGGCCAGCGGCGCGACAGGGGTCACCTTCACCTCGAGGCCGTTGACACGCAGAGGCATGTCGATCAGACCCTTCTCGTCCATGACCTCGAGGATCTTGGCGACCAGGGGGATCATGGTCTCGTTAATCAGGCGACCGAAGGCGCTGCCCAGGTTCTGAGCCAACTCCTTCATGCGCTCCACGATCTCGGTGGCAGAGCGGGCGCTCATGTTGTCGGGCGGCAGAGACTCGTCCAGCAAGATGCGCTTGATGTTCTGGACCAAATCGTTGATGACCAGCTGGGTGACGTTGAAGTCGCCAGAGCGGGGCAGGGCCTGCAGCGCGGGGCCTTGTGGGCCACCGTTGCGGGCCACGGGGATGATGGCCCCTGGCACGATCCGCACTGTGTTCGGGTTCAGCACGCCGTCATCTGCAGCGGTGTACACACCAGAGACCGCCAGGCTGGCGTTCTTGAGCAGCAGCTCCTTGGTCTTGTTCAGCGTCTTGATGTCGGGCAGGGCCGTCATCAGCGGACCGCGACCGTAGATCTCACCGGCCACTTTCATGTAGCGTGAGATCACCCAAGGCGAAGACTTGCGGCGGCGGTAGACGATCTCAGCCTTGCTGATCTTGTCGATGACGTGGTAGCAGTAGTCGCCACGCTTTTGGTCGAAGATGGTGGCCTCAAGCAGCTCGACATCCTCGGTCGGCTTGTCGTCAATGCGGCGCTGCAGCTCGGGTGGGATCTCGGCGTCAGGCCACTGGCGGGCGATGGACTCGCCTTTCATGCGCATGCGGCGGTAGACGTTGTCAACCTGGCCGTTTGCGCCTTCCTCGTAGCTCACCAGGAACAGCGGCACGGGCACGAAGTTGATGGGCTGCACATCGTCGCCGGGCTGCACCATCATGCAGGCAGTGCCCACGGCCATGTCGAGCAGGAACTCGCCGATGGCGATGTCGAAGTTGGACTGCTTCAGAACCGCAAACATCTTGTCGCGGTAGGCATCCAGCACAGCCTGGGCTGAACCCTTGCGGTCGGCGGGGATGGCAGTGCCAGCGTCCAACGTACACCATTTGCTTTGGGGCGGGAACACCACCGACTGCAGGCGGTTGGCAAAGCGCTGAGTAGAGTTGATGGCGGTCGAATCGAAGACCCGCTGCATCTTCTTGGAGCCGATGCTGCCACCCTCCCAGACGCCATACAGCTGGCGCTGGGGCAGGGCGAACTCGTAGGCGTCCTGGTAGAGCTGCTGGAACTCGTCCTTCTTGGTCTGCGCCAGCTGCTGGCGCTTCATGATCTGCTCGGGCGTCAGACGCATGCCGCCCGGTGCTTTTTTGTCGTATTCCATGAATCAGTCCTCGTCGTCCATCAGGTAGCCAGCAAGCAACGTGCGCTCGGCACGGGTCAGGCTGATGTTCTTCTTCAGCTTCTTGGCGATCACAGCTTTCTGCTCGTCGTCCATTTCAGTGCTGTCCATTTCGGGCGCTTCTTTCTCGCCGTCTTTTTCGATGCTGATTTCGATCTTCATGGTTTGGCCTTTCCCATCATTCCGTTGTTCTTACGTTTTGTTCGCTCAGACTCGCTGATCGCAATGGCAATTGCTTGCTTGCGGCTCTTCACCACCTTGCCGCCCTTGCCAGAATGCAACGTGCCCTCTTTGTATTCGCCCATTACCTTGGCGATTTTTTCCTGCGGCTTCATTGCTGCGCTCCAGACAAAAGCGTGCGGCTGCGGCGCTGCACGGTGTTCAAACGCGATGCCTTGCGTTCTCCGACCTCGCGGGTCAAATCAGACTGCAGCTGCTCGCGCTTGTTGGCAAATGACGCCTCATCAAACTTCTCGATCACCGGAGCAACAGGTGCGGCCTCTGTGAACGCACTCGGAGCGGTTGGCGCTTGTTCCGTGAATGTCTCGGTGAATGGCTTCTCGAAGCGCCAGGTCACCTCTTTCTTCTTCTTATCGGTTATGGCCGTGCCGACATCGATGTAGTGCGCGCCATACGGCATATCAAGCCCCATTCTTTTCAGATAGGCGTTGATGGGTTCATTGGTGTCCAGATTAACCTGACCGTAAATCTTCTCCCCCATTGCACCAGTCCAGGAGCCTTCACCAATACGAACATCAAACGTGGATGGCGTTTGCGCCCGCTGGTTGTACTCGTTAAGTCGCTGGCTGTATCCTGCGAAGGCATCATTGAATGACGCAACCTGCTGCTGGTACGCAGACAGCTTGCTGCCGTACTGACTGATCGCCTGCTCAAACGGGGCCATCTTTTCAGCCGCCATTTTTTGGTAATCACTGAACTTGGTCTCGTACTCGCTGGTCAGGCCAGAGATCTGGTCCTGGTAGCTTTTCGCCAAGCGAGACATCTCAGTGCCGCCAGCCTTTCTGGCAAGCCTGCGCTGCATAAAGGTTGGTTGCGGACCGGCCATTACTGCAAAGTCCTCGAGGAACCGCCCAGCGACATCGGCACACCCAGCTCGGCGTCCATGCGCTCTTGCGACAGCAGCGAGCGGCGACCGCCACGGGTGCGTGCCTTGAGCGCAGAGGCCTCGGCATTAGCGGCCTTGCGGCGCTCTGCGTCAGACTCTGCCTGGATCTCTTTGGCCTTCTGTTCCATGGCCAGCTTGTTCTCGGCGTATTGCAGCTGCTGCTGCTCAAACGACTGGCGGGCCGTCTGCGCTTGCTGCTGCAAAGATGCACCCTGCTGGCGATATGCCTCGGTCTGCTTCTGCACCTCAAGACGCATCGCCTCAGACTGCTGTTGCTGCTGCGCGAGAGCTTGCGTCTGCTGCGCTTCTGCCGACTTGCGTGCCTTCTTTGCCTCTTTGGCCTGGTAAGCACCAGACAACAAAACTGCCCCTGCAATGAAATAAGCCATTATTCCAACTCCTTTAAATTTGCCACTGCCATGCCGAGTTCTGCGTACTCGAGCGCCACGAACATTTCCTCCAACTTCGAGACATCGGTCTCGTTCGTTGGGTTGGGGTGGATCGTTGTCCAGATCGCATCCTCATGCGTCAGCACCACACGCTTCGTTCCTGGCTCGGAGATGAAACTGGCCGGGGCCGTGTGCGTTTCAAGACCGAATTCGGTGTAGCAGGTGATGCTCCCCTGGCTGATGATGTTGAGATGCCGATGGCGATGGATCTTGCCCACCACCACCGTGCCGCCCGGCAGGTGAATCTCACGCGCATAAATGCCCGGAGCCAGCCAGTGCTTGAGCGGCGGCGACTCATCCATGCGCTCACCATCAGGCAAGCCCTGACACGCACGCTGGATGGCCATGATCTTGGCCCGCGCCACAGGTGCAGGCAGATTCGCGCTCGGCAGCTCAATCAGTTCAGCACTCATGCAAAGGATTCTATTGGGCATTGGACATGGGTCAACACAGCAATATCAAAGTGCTATCAGCTGAAAATGTCGAAGTCGGTTTTGGCCTGGGTTTGCGTCTGCGGCCTGCCGCCCAGCTGGTGGCCACGGGTCATGCGGTTGTACTCGCCGCCGCCCAGCATCAAGTAGCCGAACGAATCGCCGATGTGCGAGTGTTCGTTCTTGTTGGGCGCGTCACGGAAGCGCTCCTGGCCAGCCCCTACCGCCACCCGCTTGAAGTGGTAGCCACCACCCAGCGACTTGCGCAGCAGCTTGCACTCGCGGTTGACAATAAGTCCGGGTTTACCCTGAATCAGGCGCTGCATCGGGGCAGCTGACGCCTCGCGGCGCACTTTGAAGTCGTTGGACGCTGTCGGCTGCGCCCGCAGGCCCAGGGTGCGCAGGAATTCAAAGGCCGTGACCTCATAAATGGCGTCACGCGCCTGGCCAGCAGGGTCACCCCAGACCATCACCTGGTGATTTGGGTATCGGCTGTTGAGTTCAGCCAACAGCTGCAGGCCAAAACGCTCGAGACCCATGTCAAACGTCACGATTTCCTGGTGAACCTGCCACTGGCCATTCGGCATGCGCTGGCCAATGGTCGCCGCAGGGGTCAAACCGAAGTCCAGACCGATCTGAATGGGCACGGTCGGGTCGACCACGGTGTCGCCAGACATGGTCGAGTCGTCATATTCGGGCCAGACTGGCCTGCCTTCCTGCACATAGGTGTATTCGCCACCGGCATAGCAGCGAATCCAGTCCAGGCTTTTGCCCAGCAGCATCTGCGGGTAGTAGCCGGGCGGCAGATTCGACAGGTTCTCGGCCTGCGGGTTGATCTTCCACCACTTGCCAGCGCTGAAGATGTGGTCGTTGGCCTCGGGAAAGTCGGGCAGATCCTCTGGGTCCACGGCCACCACGCCGCCCGGCTGCTTCCAGAACTTCCAGGCGTATGGCCCGGTCATCTTTTCCTTCTCGGCCATCTTGTGCCACCAGTGGTCATCGTCCATGGGGTTGGTGTCCATCAGGATGCCGTGCCATGTCGCGCCGCCGTCACGCTTGGTCGGGTAGCGGCCCACCCGGTGGGTCAGTCCGTCGATCACCGCCTTGGGCAGCTCGCGGGCTTCGTTCACCCAGGCCCCGGTCAGCTCAAGCGACAGCAGCTTGCGCACGTCCTTGGGCTGGTCAAGGGCCAGGAAGATCACCTCGCAGTCGATGCCAGCCGCGCCCTCGCGGGCAGGCAGTCGGATGTGGTGCGTGATTGGCGGCGTCCACAGCATCGGGCCGAACGTGGACTCAGGGAACAGGTCCAGCCAGGTCTTGATGGTCGTCGTCTTCAGCATCGGGTAGCTGTTTCGCACGATGGCCCAGCGGCTGTACTTGATGCCGTCAATGGGGGAGGGCTTTTGCTCGACCGCCTTCTTGAAGATCTTGGACGCGCACGCATAGGACTTGCCCGACCCCACCGGCCCCATCAAGCCCTGCACGAAGGCGTTGTTCTGGAAGTAGTCATACACCACCGGGCTGGTGCTGAAGTCCAGGTTGATGCCCGATGAGGGCAGTGTCTTCTGGCTTTGCTCTTTGGTCTTGCTCATGGGTCAGTCCCTTCAACGTCAACAATGTCGCTCACGTTGGAGCGCGGCGGGGCCTTCACGTTGATGCCGATCACGCTCGGCTTGTCCGACTCTTCAGGGTTGTCCAGCAGACCGCTGGCTTTGGCCAAGATCCGCAACACCCCCACCTTGTCGTACAGCTCAATCTCCAACGTGGAGTTGCCATCCCGGTCAGCCTTGACCTTGATGTTCTTGATCGCCGTCAGCGCATGCTCAGGGATCTGGTGCGAGGGCTTGACCTTCACATTGCCGTCCTCGTCCCAGGTCATGATGTCGGTGATCTTCGTGTTCGCCATGCACAGCAGCGCATAGCTCACCGCTTCCCGGTTGCCAGCCAGGGTCGCGGAGCGCTCAAGACGCCGCTCAATCGAGCGCGTCCCACCCCAGCCTTGAACGCTGGGGATCTGGGTCGGCTGCTTACGGCTGGCCATGCCAGGGTGCCTTGGGTTGCCCGCACCACCGATGGATTGGCACAAGCACGCCAACCACCTGCAGAACACGGATGGTCACACCCCTGTTGCCAGGCTGCAGCGACAGCCGATCAGCCTCCGC